TGTCTCCAGTATATTCTAGATATGAAGTTCCAAATATTCTACCATTACGTAACCAAGAATATATTAATTGGTCAATATTAATCTCATCAAAGAAATTAGTAATAGCCTCGCGCTCTACTTCGTCGTCAGTTACTATATCGTAACCGTCTTTTGCAGCATATATGCAGGGTAAATCAATTAAAGTCCTTATAATTGGGTCAGAAAGATACACATTCATGTACGTTCTATAATCTCCAACTTGTGGTTCTTTATTTACACCACCGCTAAAATTACCCCCACTATTATTTTGAAGCTTAATACGTTTAATAACTCCAGCTCCAAAACTTCTTGGTTCGTCTTTGTTGTACGGTGGGTTAGACCCTACTGTTGCAAATGTTCGTTTTCGCCCAAAAAAGGGCAAATAATCTCGTAAAGGCATGGCTATCAATAACTATAACGCGATACCAGTATATAAAGGTTTCGCTCAAATACCACCGGGAGCTCCCTTATTTAAACTATTTCTACCTCTTCTAGAGGTATATAAACCTTGCCCTGTCCATCCAGCACTGTTTTTATTAATACTCCTTTTAGAAGGCATTGAAACGCTAGAAAATGTACCAGACGAAGGTAGCATAGATAACGCTGCATGTAAAGCTATCGCTGTACTATCACAGTAATCGTCATGTTTACCACTAGGAGCTGATATTTTCTCTGTTTTGTCAGCTGCATCCATAGTATATTCTAAGTCTACATGCTCTCTGTACCATTTATTAACTAATTTTGCTTCTGCAGGCTCCAAATCTTCCGGATGTGGTACCCAAACTTGGTCTTTTTGTAAATATGATACCATATCTCTATAAACTTGTGTTTTTGTACCCTTTGGACCTCCTGTAAAAACGAATGGTATAAAATGTATACCATACTCTATACACGCCACCCTTATATCTTGTTCAATCGCTCCACCAATACCTGTAGCATCAATAATAAGCTTACTAGCACCATAACTATGAGCAATATTAACGATACGCTCACGTTGGTATGGAATATCATGTCCACCAGTCTTAGGACTAATTTCTTCCAAGTAAATAAGTGTTGCAACGTTCTGGGTATCGGATTTTGCGGTACTCCAAACACTAATAACAGTGCTATTAACGGATTTACCAATATCCACACCCACAACACAGTTATCAACTGGCGTTCCGGCTTCGAGAAATCCAATTCCTCTTCGGAATGAACTTCGTAGTAGTTCGGGATTGAAGATGTTGGACGACGACTCGACGAACTCGCACTCATATTCTGTCCTCCAATATATTGAATCTTCCCCCCATTCCATCATCTTTGTGAGCATATCTTCCTCCGTATAAGGTGGGTCGTACGCTCTTCCTCGCTTTACAGCATCTTTCCATGTGTAATGTAATCGTGTAAAACTTTCTGCATAAGAATCATCGTACAGATAACGATACATGTGATTTTCTTTTGATTTTGGAGTCCCTAAGTTAATGAATGGCGCGGTGTTAGATATAATCGATGGTTCTACATTGTCTATAAATAACTTGTCACTTATTAACGGACTCTCGTCCACTATTAGAAAGGTTGGGTGTTGTCCACGTATAGCTTGCCCCTGATTAGATGCAGCTATAGGAGCTCTACGTAGCACCGTACCTCCCTTCATTGTGATATTTGGCTTATTATGGAACCTATAATGGTCCACTAAGCCGTCTAAAAAAGCATTATCTGCGAAATGCCTATAACAGTAATTAAATATCAGTGCTGCTTGGTCCTCAGATGGAGCCAAGACAAAAATTAAATCTCTGAATCTCTTAAAGAACATGTAGATACATACAGCTACCGAAAGAGCATAGGATTTGCCTGAGCCCCGTGGAGCCAGAATAGCTACTTTACGATGCTTAGTACTATCTCCGTCAGGATATGTTAGAGATTCAACAACAATATCCTCTTGCATAGGTCTAAGTTTAAGTGGACGTCTTTTATTATCTATTAGATAGGATTCACAAAAAGCTCTGACTAATAAAGTCATTTTCTTTTTATCATGGCGACACTTTTCGAATATATCTTCTAATTGTAACGAATCATGAGCCGCTAAACCGCTAATCGCTGCGTTTAACTTCTTCTGCTCGTTCTTTATCGGTGTCTTCATCATCAAATAATCCCTCTAATACTTTAGAAAAGCCTTCAGTATTCTTTTCCACTAAAGTTGGTACTTCTATGTTTAGCGCTTTAAACTCTGTATGTATGTCACGAACGACTGCGTTTCTTTGTCGCAATAACTCTGTTCGAGCGTTAACATCCCGAATACATACAAGAATTTCTTCCCACAAAATATCTTCAAGAGCAAGATTGCGCGCCAGAAGACGGACAAGTTCTTTATGACGTTCATATTCCCCTTCTCCGACTCGCTGACGTAATCTTTGCTCGTATCCTTCGACGTCCATTACTTGGCTTCGTCGATTGCGGCCTTAACTTTAGATTTGACTAGCGCTGCAAGTTCATCATCTTTTTCATCCCAAGCTGTAATTAATACATTCTTGACTAAAGAGTCTTTAACGTGCTTTTGTGCAGTCTCGTCCATTTTTTCAAAAACCTTTTGTTGGGCTTTTGTTAGATTCTTATCAAGTAACCCATTTAACTCAGCTTCATTATTCTTTATATATTTAAAGACTAATTCTTTGACTGCTGGTACTGTATAAGCAATATATGCGCCCATACCTAGTACTACAGCACATAAAGCCATAAGTAATGGTTCGTCCATGATAATATCTAATAGACCTGATTCAGTTACAGTATCGATAAGAGCTGTTACGTTTCCGTCATCAGCAGTATTATTGTCTCCTGCTGTCATGTTGCTATTATCGGCTGTGTTGTTGCTTGTTTCGTTTGCCATTGGTTATTCACCTGCTTTAATATAATGTCATAGCACTATATAAAGCTTTCGTTGTGTGGCCCCATAAGACGCATACTGCGTAATGTCCTGTGGGTTCGTGGTCTTTCTAGAGGCCACATTATACTTACACCGTCTAGGTATATAAAGATTATGTTAGTCTTTACATTTTAGACAGTATTTTGTACCATCATATAGATACCCTATTGCGCGACTGTTACATATTAGACATCTATTCATAGTTTCTCTCTTATTTCTTCTTTAAGGTAACGCTTGACTCTATCTTATGCTCTTGTTCTTGAGCTTTCGATTCAATCATTTGAGCTTGTTTCTGACTTGCATCGTTATAATCTATAACAGCTTGCGCCTTTATTTTATAGAATGCTGTCTTCTCTGCTTGTTCTTGTTTCCATACATCTAGAGCATCTTTAATAATTAGAAGGGCTGGCCCACCTAATATGGCTATTAAAGTTGTATATGCTTCAATATTCTCAAGAACGGCTGCATCACCAAGTCCGCTATGTATAACGAAACCTGCAAACCCAACCCAGAGTAAGACTAATGGTACTGCAATCATAAACATAAACACATCGTTAAACGTTGTTCCTTCACTTGCTTCTTTACTCATATATTCAGTCCTCCTTTTCTGTTTTATTTCCTTCGCCTCTGTTTTCGGAATTTTTATCGGTTCGGGAGTGATTGTTGGTGTTGTGGATATTATTATATTCATAATGCGGCGTGCAACTTGAATTAATATCATAAAAAATAGAATAAGAGCACAACCTGCCATGGCTATTCCCATATACGTTAATATATCTATTGCATCCATTAATCATTCTTCCTCCTCGAAATTCTCCTCAAAATCTTTGAGGGTACTTTCCCTTAACATTGCTTTTAAATCGTCCATTTCTGACATAATTTTAGCCAACATATTTGTTAAAACTAACATTTGACTAGATTTCATTCCTCTAACCTCATTCCTGCTTCTTCATCATACTCACCATTCCAAGGTGGCCAGTTAGTGAAATAACCAAAGTATTCGTATTCACCTGTGTTATTCCAGTCAACTTGTATGTTTGCATAAAAGAAGTACACTCCTTCGGTCTCATTAGTGAAGGTGTCTTCAGTAACATTAGCATATAACCAATGTTTATCTTCTTCCCATCCATATACGTCAAAATAAAATTCATCATATACGTAATTGTCATATTGGTAATACTGGAAAGTTCCATTATCGTCAAATGAAGGGAACACATGTCCAATATCGTAAAATACCACCACACTTAGAGGTTCTTCTGAATCGTTACAGTTAGTATCCATATCAATAAATATGTCTAAATTAGCAGGTGTATCTCTTTGATAACTAACATTTATAGCTCTAGAGTGATTACCTTCGTTAAAATATCCTACTGCTTCAGTTTCTAGTCCATCCCATAGTACTAATTGTGTGTGATTACAGTGATTTTCTTCGTTTTCATAGTCACAACTACCATCATCTTCAGTAGCTCTATCATTAAAGTTGTTTGCATCTATATCCATACAGCCGTACACTGTTTCGTTAGTATTAGTTTCGTTACCTTCACCTGTACCATTCTGGTTAGGTGGGTAATTACATCTATTATTATCATGTGTAGCGTGTGGGTCGTAATTTATAGCATTTGAATCCATACAACCATACACAACAGGAGGAGGGAATACACAACTACCATTATCAAATGTAGCATCGCCTTTGTAATTAACAGCTGTAACGTCCATGCATCCACCCTTTGACACAGGCTCTTCCTCTCCTCCGAAAATGTCTTGTATACCGCCTAAATCGCCTCCACCTCCAAAGAAAGCAAGAATTAAAACTGTAAGTATAGAACCTATTTTCTGCCCTAGTTTAGTTTCTCCTAACTTATCTCCAGCTTTACCGATGGTTTCGAATAAACCTTCTTCATCATCATCGGGTTTCCTACCTCCTAAGCCTAAAGCGTCTCGTTCCTCGTCAGAAATCACAGAGATGGCCCCATAATCGTTGCGCGCCATGTGTACCTTTAACACATCATAGTATATAAAGGTTTCCCTACTAGAGCATTATTTAGCGTATCTTAATATAAACCAAAACATACCTGATAGTAAGGTTAAACTTATTACGGCAGTAACAGCATACACTAATTGTGTATCAATCATCCCAAACCACCTTACCTTTGACCATTCCTTCTTCTTCAGGTATCTCAGTGTGTGCTGTGAACTCATCTTCTGATATAAATACGTTTTCAGACTTAGCGTACGACTTTTTACTACGTTTTTTACCTTTCCATTCGAATTTTGGTATAGTTACGTCACAAGTACCACCATTTCCTTTATAAAATGAACACCATTTACATAAATTCTGCGGTTTTTGTTCATAACTGTCCTCATCTTCCATCCTTTCTTTCAAACAATCGTGCACATACATGATAACTTCCTTAGCTTCGTCCAAAACACCTTGATTTACTTTAACATAAAACGTGTCATCAAACCGCAAATAGTTAACACCAACGAAATTAGGCATCTCTCCCATCTCTAACGTGTACAAAAACGCATAAATTATCAACTGTCTGTAGTAATCTTCGGGTAAATAAGGCCCATAACGCTTCGAAGTTTTGTAATCTAGCAAGGTCGTACCGCCATCAAAGTCATTACAAACAGCATCTACGATACCAATTATGGCATAATCGTTAGATTTTACCCACTTTTCAGCATATTTAGGCGCAACGGAGTTCCAAGCTTGGTATTTTGACTTATAAATTTTCCAATCCACCATCTCATTAAGTTTTTTATCAACGGACTTAACAAAATTTAGTAAAATATCGTGTGTTTCGACCTTCATTGCTGCTATTTCCTCTTCGGTATGCAATTCCTTTAACCACGCCTTAGCCGCAATCTTCTCTTCCCAACCGGCCACAAACTCTTTTTCCATCCATTCGAACGGACTACCATCTTCCCACTGTTTAAACGTCTTAAATTTGGACTTAAACAAGTCCTCTAGAATTTTATGGACTAAAGTCCCCCTGAAAAGATGAATAGTCTTCTTTTCGGGAATTTTAGCGATGTATTTATAATAAAATTCTCGCGGACACTTCATATAGGTATTGATTTTAGAAGGACTTAACCTCATAAAACTCGGTTCCCAACCTTCTACTGCCATGCTGCATCCTCCGCTGTAGTAAATACGTTGATATCACGGCTCTCTAAGGCTCCACTAGGCATCTCGCGAGCTATTTTGAGCAGAATAAGGTATCCAATTAGGTCATCTAACGTATCCTCAGTTGCATCATTGAGCCCACAGTTCGCAATACGGCTCAACTTATCGTCAATTCGAGCACAAATCGCGGCTGCATTATCTAACTTAGAAAAGACGTTGATAGGCTCTACTGCACTATTACCATATTTCAGGTTCTTCTCCAAGAGTAAAGTTTTGATGTCTTCACATGTTGTTGCTATTTTCGTTGATATTTTTGTCATACCCTACCAAAGTCTAGACCCTATATAAAGGTTTGCTTAATTTGAAATCCCCCCATGCTTAATGGAGCCAATAGAGCACCACTTGCGGTAGCAACAGCCAGTGACATGTGGAGCCCTAATAACTAAGAGGCACTACTGTTCTCCCTTTAGTTTGCTTAATATATCTTTACTAGTATAGCTATATATCTATATTAGAGCTACGCGCGTAGGATAGACTTTCAAAAAATGACTCGATTTGTTTAAACCCCTACCAACATAAATAAGAGTATATGCCTAAAAAGTTTTAGACGGGGGGGTAGTATAACAAAATGTATCTCAATGAGATATGTATTGCGGGGTTAG